GCGTTTACTTGATTCTTCTGTGTCGCTGAGAGTTTTTTGAGGTTGGATTCTACTTGCCCAAGAGCGCGAATACGAGCTTTTTCAGAACTAGCGGCCTTGTTAGCCGCTTTCACATAAGAAGAAAATTGCCCTTGGAGAGACTTAACGGCCTGCTCTGCTTTACGTACACTACCAAAGTCTACTTGTATAGAACCTTTGAGCGCACCTACGTTTAAATCAGCCATCTATCTCTCCTTTTTAGGCAACTTACGGGGAGGGGTTGAACTTCCTTTTCCTTTCCCTTGCTTTTTAAGGGCTTCTTTCTCCCTCTCTGCTTTCAACTTGAAATACGCAAACCAATGATCAAATTCATCGGCTGGCATATCCATTATTTCATATCTGAATTTCCCCAAAGCCTCGGCAAGAAAATACTCATCGTATAGCCTTGGGGCGCGCTTTAGTTTTTTTCAGCTTCTCCCTCCTCGGAAGAAAGACCCAAAACTTTAAACGCAGCTTTGGAGAATGTGTCAACATAACCACCAGAAGGCTGTTGAACCATTGTTTCATAGTCGGTTTCACTGAACACCTTATCGCCAGTTTCAGGATCAACCACTGTATAGATAACAGCAAACACTTGTAGTTTTAGACTATCCAGCTTGTCGCCTTCGGTGCATTTTTCCATCAGTGCTGTACGGTCGGCGTAGGAAAGTTGCTTAACTTCCACTTCAATGTCACCGTGCTTTACTTTCTCTGTACGAAACTTGTTTTGTGCGCCGAGAGTTGCTGAACGAATGTCTTTAATGCTCACTTATATTCTCCTGAGAATGTTATTTATGTATAATGTAAGACAATAAAAAAACCCCGCAATAACGCGGGGCTGTGGATTACTCAAGATGAGTAGTTTTAGGGTGTACCGATTTCCGAAACTGTACCACTGCCCTGAAGGCTCACACTCGCCTCTACCATTGCATCAACACCACTAGAAATAGAAGCATCAGTAACAATAGCTTGACCAGTGTAGCCATATTCGCCTTGGCCTTCCGGCAGATACTCAACATAAATCGGGGTGCGGTCAATCCATCCGTTCTGGATAATCAACAGACCTTGAGGGATAGTTGAGTTGCTTGCGTGTTGCCAACCAAACGGTTTAACACCTTCTGGTATAGCCAGAGTCAGTGACAGTGTGGATTCTTCATCACCACCAACATCACCAGACTGATTGTAGCTGCTCACCTTATACACACCACGAGCAATAGAAGTACCGTCCCCGGCAACATCAAGCTCTACAACAAACTCGTTACGATCACCAAGATCACCAAAGCCGTCATTAGAAGAGCGATAGAAACCACTCAGTTCCAGATCAGCGGTGAGCAGGGTGGCGCGGAACTCGTTGAACCCACCGTTTGCTTGCGCGTCTTCAAAGGAAGTGGTGTCAGTTGTGTCGGCGCTCTGAGTCAGACTGAAGTTGTTAGCCCTACCATAAGTAGACATGGTGAAATAACTACCATCAGCAGTGATTGGACCTGTAACACTATACCCGGAAACAAAAGTCACTTCACCGAACAGATAATTGATTTCTTCAATATCACCATCAGCGACGGGTGTTCCATTGTCATAAACAGTAGTAGTTGCAGACCAGTCCCACACGTTCTTTGTTGTATCATCAACTCTGTACGTTTGGGTACTATCGACCTGTGAAAGCGTTTCTCCGGTGAAGGCTGTACCTGTGGTCCCATTGCGGCGAATGATTGAATTGTAGCCTGCAAAACCCCGATACATAGCATTACCGGACACAGACCAATTAATCAAACCAGTTTCAGAAGAGCTAAATTCCTGACCGAAAATGGTATCTTCAAGCTGATTGCCCTCAAAGGTAATATCACCCGTATTTCCTGGGAGCTGAAAATACGTTATGTCGTCACTACTGACTCGCAGTTCCTTTGTAGCCATAATAATTCTCCATTAAAAAATACATGCATGTAATTTGTAAGACAATATTTATGCAATCACTTCTCTGTGTGTACCGCTATCAGCATCGAAAGTAGCTTGGAAGTTCATAGAAAACTGACTCATTGAATCCGACACTCCGATGAAAGACGGGCCATTCACGAGAATGAAATTTGACCAAATCCCATCAGTCGTAACTTGATTATCTCTACCAAGCAAGGCATCACGAATTGCATTCATATCATTATAACCCTTGGCATAGTCTCCCCTTTCATAATTACCAAAGATTTGAAACGAATACCTGTCCCTCAACCATTTATGGTTGGCATCACTCCCGCTATCAAAAATAGAAGTGTGGGATGTGTTTAGTCCCGGCGACGGCCCAATAAACACAGGGAAGTTTAGCGTAAGTTGACTAAGTATAGTGTCATAAATATGCTCAGATGGTATCATTTCCAACCTACCCTTCTTAAAATCTCAAACCAATTCATCCACTCATCAACAAGCGGACGCTCTAAATATTTATATTGTGCTTCTGGTGGGTTATTTGGATGCTTTTCTGTACTATGGTCGTAGTACGGGTTCTCGTGTTGCTCAATAGCATAAGGAGCTTGACCAGTTTCATTGAATGTTATTTCAATAAACAACTGATCTTCATCCAACCCTTGTCTTAACCTACGTGTGTCACGCATGGTCCTTGTGTCTGTGGGCGTAAATCGGTTTGTTTCGTCTATCAAGTGCTGTTCTATTTCATCACCGGACTCGTCTATGGATCTATCCATATTATCGAAAGCTTGTTCAAACTTATCAAACCATTTGCTCACATCACTCTGCTTAAACAAGTGCCCACCTATCAAACTTCGTATAATTCCAATTCGGAGTTTTACGGAAGTCCTTTACTTCACGCGCACCAGAGATAGGAGACGTTTCAGTGGAATGATCGCCTTTAGCAATAAAATCACCAATAGACAAATCAAAATCCACACCAACAGCAGACTGTGAACGATACTCCCTACCATCACTGCCATAATACATTTCGGTACGGTCTTCCCACCTCGCTTTAGCCACTGAGACAGTAAAAGAAGGGTTGCCCCACTTATCCAAAGTGCCTCCTTGCCACACCGTAATAATGTCACCTCTTTTATGTCTCATGCCCGAATCAACCTCACACTAGCTGTATTACTACTCCCATACCCCAACACTTTCAGGTAGTTGAGCTGTGTCACCACCTTGCCGGGTTTTGTTTGCGGCGCGGCAAATTCAACGCTACTATCACCGTAGTCTTCACTCATTACAGCAGGCTCAACGTCAAACAAGTCTTCTTCAATGAACTCAGCAGCAATAACAGCAACGGTACGTTTCAATGCTTTGGGAATACCCTCTACTTCCCTACCCTGATTGTCTGTAAACTTCACACGCGGCCAAAGCAAGCCTTGGTCTTCTGTTAGCATGAAGGAGGCGGGATCAATATACATATCGACATACAAACTAGCATTAACCAAATCTGATTCAGTCGGGAATGTATCATAGCCCAAATCTGTCAGGATAGTTTCTGCTTCACTGACACTCAGATAACTGTTGCTGTCCGGTACACCTGTTCCGTCTTCTACAATGAAAGCCATATTAGTTCCTTACCACTCTTGTCTGTCTTGTAAAACTGTTATCACCCTGTTCTCTATATAGTCTGCCCGTATTCGGAGAAAGCCTATCAATGTCACTCATGTGTCATCCTCCCATACAAGCAAGCGAATACCAGCCTTAACGCCACCTCCGTCGAGGCGGGTGACACGCAAAAGCGACTTTCCTTTGACACTAACCATTACACCTTCTACAGCAGGAGCACCACCAATTCTTTTATCGCTTGGATCAGTACCAGTATCTACGTAATCAACATCAGCAATAGTCAATGTGCCAGCAGGAGTAACGCCAGCGTATAGCTTACTTTGTATTGTATTTGTTGCGCCTGCCCGGAGACGGGAAATATACGATTCTGTACCACCAGTAAAGCCATCAGAAGGAATAACCACATCAATGTTATAATCACCATTAGCTACTCGCAGTTCCCGGTTGAATACAAAAAGCTCTCGGCCTTCAGGAACGTCCAAACCAAAGTAATAAGGTGCGGAGAAATCAACAGCCCTATCTACATAACTCATCCTAGCCATTCCATTGTGGATAGTTTGGTAGAGTGCAGAATACTGGGCCATTATCCGTTCCCAGTCTGTAATGTTTATTCTGTGTGACATAACAAACCCTCCTTTTCCTTTGTTAGACACTAATACTTTTCATTCGGGCATAAAAAAGGGAGAGCAAAAGCCCTCCCCGAAGTCATCCTTGACACCCTATCAACCCAATCGCTCAATCACCTCAAGCGCAACTTTCTTGTTCTTGATGGGTTCATCAGTGAGTGTCGAAGCGT